CACTTTTTTATTCAAATATTTTAGACGGAGACAACATAAAAGGCGCCGAAGACAATAAAAATGCATTAACGCCTTTATTTAGTCCTGAAAAAGACACAATTTCTGGAGACATTCCTAGATTTAAAGGTGAAGAAAAGATCGACGCTTACAGAGGCAAGATCATGAATGTGTTGATTAATATAGATTACGTTTTTGATATAATTAAGCAGTTCTTTTCTCAAGATCAAACCAATAGTGTATTTTTAAAAGCCTTCGTAGAACAGATACTATCTGATATGAATAAAACTCTTGGTAATTTTAACATATTTAGATTTTCTTACGATGATACCTCTAACTGCCTTCAAATAATAGATGATCAACTAGTTCCAGGATTGGAAGACGAAATGATTGTTCCAAAGACTTCAGAGTACGATATTCCAATATACGGTAGAGATTCTATAGCCAGAAGTTTAGATTTGAGAACTGATATATCCTCAAAAATGGCAAACGTTTTAGCAATTAGTGCTAACGCCGAAGTGCAAAAACAATCCGCAAATTCAGTAGACGGTACGCCTTATGGTTTTATCAATCAAAGCTATAAAGACAGATACATCTCAAATAGAACAGAGAATTCTAATATAATTAAAAAACCAGACGGTAAAAAAACTACTACAGAAGCAACTGATGCTATAGTATCTTCTGCTTTAAAATTCAATAAAAACGTAACAGATTTCTACGGCACTTACAACCCTTCTACAGAAAATATCGGTCATGCGACAAACTACTATATTGAAAAATTTAGTGTAAGTAAATTAGCTCCACCAACTAGAGCAGCAGCCATGATTCCAGTATCAATTAACTTTACATTAGATGGCATCTCAGGATTTAATATGATGCAAGGCTTTACAATATCAGAAAAATTCCTTCCATATACTTACAATCTTAGAAACTCTTCTAAAGGCTCTCAAAAAGTTGGATTCATGGTTACAGGAAATGTTCACACAATAGAAAACAATGAGTGGACTACAGCGATCAAGGCCAATATGACCTATTTAAAAGAGAGAGGAGATTTCTCAGGATCTTTAAATACATCATTAAGAAAAGGAAAGCAAGCCTCATTTAATCCTCAAGGCGCTGGATCATCCAACACTACCAGTTTTGTGGCTACGAACCCGCAAGCTCAAGCCGCAGTTGAAACTTATCTAGGTCGTCAAATAAGTTCTAAAGAATTTAGTGAGTTAATATCTGCTATATTCGCAGAAGCTTCTAACAGCGGAGGAGGGGCAAAAAACCAAGAAGAAAGAGCTTACGTTGCAGCTGTTATATTAAATAGAACACGTAACAAATATTTAAGCGCTACCACAATCTCAGAAACTCTTACGAAACCTTCTCAATTTGAAGCTGTGACAGGCAACGCTTTAAACGGAAATTCTCCTAGACCGAATTTCTTAAACGGTCCTGATTCTACTACAGCGAGTCAAATATATTCTGCATTAATAACCTATTTACCTAAAGCTAAAGAGCCATATTTATTTTTTACAGCGGCTAATCCAAAGGATTATCAAATAAAAGCCGGATTAAAATTTAGAGACACGCTTCTAAAAGTACCAGGAAGTAGAACAATTGGAGGAACTATATTCTCAACAAGCGCATCATAATATGTTAAAGTACTATCCATCATTTAGAGTTAAAACAGATTTAAATACGACAGGAAATCGTCTTTTATTAAATGGTGTGCCTTATTCAGGTCAGTACTATCAAACTTACGATAACAAATTTTTTAGCGGACCAAATCCTATAATCGGCCCAAGTGAAGAGTTAAAGCCATTTGAAGACTTTGGTAATTCAGACTATCTAAACGCTTCTAATTTACCATCTTCTGTAAAGAACCAATTTTTAAGACAAACGAACGTTACAAAAACTCAAGCTTTAGAACCAGTATCTTATTATCCAAAACCTACACAAGACGATTACACTAGAGGCTATTTTATTAGATACTTTATTAAGAAGATCAATAGTAAAGGTTTCGTTACAGAAATCTCTCCTCAAGAGTACAACGATTTTGTGAATGGAACAGTTAGATACGATGTGTCATTTTATTTGGTGACTCAGATCTTTTGGAAACTTACAGGAGATTTAAACACAAAAAGATATTCTCAGTACGATATTAGATTAGGTATTATAGATGTAAACAAAAAGAATACTGACGATGCTGGCAAAAACTTCTTAGGTCTTATAGAATTCATCGGTGGTGAATACGCGAAGTTTTCTAGACCCACTGAATAATTTAGTTGAATAGGTATCAATAAATTGTTTATGTTTATAGAAATTAAAGGTTATGTATTTCATTGTAGAAAATATAGATCAGTTTAAAAAGCTGAGTATTAAAGACGAGTGCTTCGTACAGCTCGTTACTGGCAATGATAGATTTCACCCTAAACTAACGTACGCAAGTTTACTCTACTATAACGATGGTGAAAAAGGGTATATATTCCCATTCAAACATTCAGAAGCATTCAGTTTAGATTTCGAAGCGGTCCACTCATTTCTTAAGTCTCACAAGAAAGTATACTTACTAGATAAGAAGTTTCACTCTTACTTCTTAGATTTACCTAATGCTATAGATCTACACTTCGTTAATCTAGATCAGACAAACGAATTTAACCAGTTCGATTGCGATACTAATTTACACCACGACTTTTACTCTCGATATGGGCACCTTCCCATTATTAATGAGATCCTTCCCATAGCAAAGCACTACGAGAGATGTCAGTGCTTGTACGATTACGTTAAAGGCTACTTCGATCTAGAGACAGATATACAAACGCAAGAGGACTTCATAAACGCGTACAAGTCTGTCGAGGAGAATCCAATAAAGGTAGACGTAAACTGTTTGCTGGATAAGTACCAGATTCACGATCAGAGCTGCTCTATTAAAGCGGACAAGATGTACTCTTGCTACAATCTATACAACTTAACAGGAAGACCAACAAATTCTTTTAATGGCATTAACTTCTTAGCGATTCCTAAAGAGAACGACTTTAGAAGCTGCTTTCTACCAAGTAACGATTTTTTGGTTGAATTTGACTTCGATGCTTATCACTTAAGACTAATAGCCAGACTGATTAATTTCGAATGTCCAAAAGAGTCTTTCCACGAATATCTTGGCAAAAGCTATTTCAATAAAGAAGAACTTACAGAAGAGGATTATAAAGAGTCCAAAACGATTACGTTCAAACAGCTTTACGGTGGAGTTGATAAAAAGTACAAGCATATAGACTTCTTTGCCCAAATGGGTTTTTATATAGACGATATGTGGAAGCAATACAATAAACAACGCGCATATAAGCTTCCCACAGGCAGAATAATCAAGATGGACGACTCAATGACCAAGTACAAGCTATTTAACTACGTGGTGCAAAATATGGAGACCAGAGAAAATATTTATAAGATAAACCAGATACAGAATTATCTTAAAACCGCTGGAGCAAAGACTAAGCTAATTTTGATTACATACGATTCTTTTCTATTTGACTTTAGTAAAAAGGACGGAAAAAAGACACTAGAGGAGATCAAAACTATATTGGAATTCGGACAAATGAAAGTAAAACACAAACATGGAACCAGCTATGCATTCTAAACTAATTACAAATATTTATTAAACAAGGTTATGACAGAAACAAACACATTAGAATTAACACCAGAATCGCTTATGAACAAGCTGTTTTGCACATTCGCTAAAAAAGAGTTATTAGACGAAAGGTTGCAAGAAATAAATAAAGAATACAAGATACTTTACAATAAAATATTCGTATTGGCGTCACCAGAGTCTGACGAGTACATGTGCACATATAATATAGAGATAGAAGGCCCTAACACCAAGATCCTACCGAATACTATTCTATTGCACCGAAAAAAAGAATCTAACACCCTATACACAATTAATGCCCTTAACACGCTAATCAAATCTCTGAACAACGGAGTATTGGATAATAAGTTCGTGGTAAATTGGGCTGATTATAGGAACTCTATCCTATTAACGCAAGGAGAAGACCTAAGAAAGTTAAACACTTCTATTCACAAGATAGTTGCAGTATAACTCACTGAGGAATAAATTTTTTTCTTTCGAATATTTTTAGTATATTAGCTTATATAATAAACAACAGTTATGGACATTTCACAATTAAAATCTAGGCTCGCTTCCCTACAGAATCCAAGAGGCGGACAGAAAAAGGATTACAGTTTAACAATCTGGAAACCTACTGTCGGTAAACACATCGTTCGTATTGTACCTTCTATGTACAACAAATCGAACCCATTTAAGGAATTATTTTTCCACTACGGTATCAACAACAAGACAATGATTTCTCCGACTTCTTTCGGCGAAAAAGATCCTATTGTTGAATTCGCACAAGGTTTAAGAAAATCAAGTGAAAGAGACAATTGGCAAACTGCTAAGAAGTTAGAACCAAAATTACGTGTATTCGTTCCAGTTATCGTAAGAA